AGGCTCCCTTCGAAGGTGGGATCATCAACACGAACTGTGTCGTTGAGATCGAGGGTAAGCACTTCGTCTTCGGTGAGAACGATATCTATGTCCACGATGGTCTCGCTAAGAACTCCATCAGTGACAGTCGTGTTCGTCGGACGATCTACAACACCTTGGACCGTACCCGTCAGACCTCGTGCTTCGTGGTCCATGACTCGGTCGCTAACTTGGTCCACTTCTGCTACCCGACCCTGCAGGATGAGGCTGCGTTCGTCAACGCCGACTTCTGTAACCAAGCTGCGATCTACAACTACAAGAATGACACTTGGTCCTTCATGGATCTCCCGAACATCATTGGGGGAGCCGAGGCCAACGCTGCACTGGTGAAGAACTCCTTCCCGGATGTCACGGACACCTACGAACTGTACAACACGAGCTACACAAGCTTCCTCGGGATCACCCCGAAGATGCCAATCATGCTCTCGGTTGCCGATCAGAACGCAGGGGTCACAGATACCCGAGTCTTCGCTGTGGATCTCCCGACCGCAGGGTTGGTTAATCTCCCCGCGAACCAAGAGGTCCTCAAGCCTGCCTATGTGGAGCGTGTGGGGATTGACCTGGATAACGCAGGGCTGCCTACGACCCTCCGAGGGTACAAGCTCGTGCAGTCTCTGGTGCCCCAGTGTTCCTTTGAGGATTCCACGGGTGTCTTCACGTTCGAAGTAGGGTCTGCGGATCTCCCTAAGCAGGCTGCAGTGTACCGGTCGAGTTCGACGTATAACCCTGCCGAAGAGTACAAGCTGGACATGATGGTTGCAGGTCGCTACCTAGCCTACAAGGTGAGCACAGCATCGATCAGTAACTTCCAGTTCTCAGGTATGGACTTCGACATCAAGACACTGAGTCGCCGATGATCTACACCACACCCCTCACCAAGTATGTCCGCTCGAGTGTTCCGACTAATCCCCAATCGCAGGTCCTCTTTCTCACTGAGGAACTGAAGAAATTGGAGCGGACCATTCAGTCTCTCGTAGCAGCCCTCGAGCAGATCGGCGGACACGTACCTTAAAACAGAGAGTAACACCCCTATGATTAGCTACCAAGTTGAGAAGTGGAGTGAAGCCGTCGAAGAGATGCATCCCCTGTGGGAGCAACACTACTCAGAGATAGCCTACGACCAAGCTGAAATCCCCTTCTTCCTCAACGAGGCCTTTTACCTTGCTGCTGAGACCTCAGGAATCCTCCTGTTTGTCACGGTGCGAGATAACGGGAAGCTCATAGGGTATAGCAAGAATCTACTCAGCCGTCACCCGCATCACGCGTCCTCCCTGTTTTGCTTCAACGACTCCTACTTCATCCTCCCCGAGTACCGCCAAGGTTGGCTTGGGGTTCACCTGTTCCGCTATGCCGAAGCTCGCATGCGTGAAGCAGGGGTGAAGAAGGTCGTCGTCAGCACTCAGGACAACCTGGACCGTGGTTCCGTCTTCAAGCGCCTGCGCTACCGGAAGAGTGGGGCTGTCTACACCAAGGTATTACTCTAATGTTCAAAGCAATCCTCAGGATGCTCGTGCCTTCCCTTGCTCCGGGGATTGGCCGTAAGTACGGCATTGATCCGATCACGGCAAGCCTCGGCTCCGCAGCGATTGGTGCAGTAGGGAGCATCTTCGGAGACAAAAGTTCGTCCCAGAGCGCGCAACAGCAGCAAGCAGATGTCAATTCCCCGTGGTCCAAAGCACAGCCTTACATCACCCAAGGGTACGATAAGGCCCAAGGCTTCCTGAATGATGCCACTACGGGCGCCTACACAGGGCCACGCGTAGCTGGTCTCAATCCGTACACCACTCAAGGTGCCGATAGTACCGCAGCGTTCGCAGGGAACCAAGGTCAGAACATCGCTAATGGTCTGTATGGCAGCGGTAGCTCAATGCTTGGCTTCGGTCAGCAGTTCGGCAATAACGCACAGTCGGTATTTGACCAAGCTGGTACGGACCAGACTCAGAACTTCCTGAATACGGCCAACCAGTACGCCAACAGCCCCTACGCTGACTCGATGATCGATGCAGCCTCTAGGGATACCGTACGAAACCTCAATGAAAACCAACTGCCGGCACTGAATCTCGCGGCTGCTGGTAGTGGTAACACGAACTCCACGCGTACTGGGGTTGCCCAAGGTATCGCAGAGCGTGGTGCCTCGGACCGTCTAGCTGACATTTCCTCGAGCATCCGAAGCAACCTGTTCAACACAGGCCTCAGTACGGCTCAATCCCAGTACAACACACAGCAAGCCCTCCGCAGCAACGTCAACCAGCAACTTGGTACGGCGTATGGGCAAGGCGTGGGTTCCCTCACGGCTGCTCAACAGGCCAACGGCAACAACTTCGACCAACTCACGGGTGCTGGCAACATTTATCAGACCAACGACCAAGCGAACCTCGACGCCAACAAGGACCAGTACTACGAAGGTCAGAACACCAACCTCGACCTCCTCCAGAAGTACATGAAGATCATCAACGGTTCCTACGGTGGCACGGGTGTGGCAGGTCAGGTCTCCTCGCCGGTCTCCTCGGGTATCCAAGGTGCCCTCGGTGGCGCAGCGTCTGGTGCGGGCATTATCGGCAAGCTTGGCGGTTTCAATAACACCTCCACGCCTATGCCGGGTCTCGAGGGTGGATACAACAACGTCACTGGCGCAGGCGCTTTCGATAGCGTCGACGCTTACGGTTAAGGAGAAACCATGGCAAGTCAATTTAGCGTGGATCCCCAAGACCCGCAGTACGGTCAGATGCCCTCGTGGCTCGGTGAAGCGATGCAGGGCAAGGACGATGGATACCCTAATGGGAACCCTGAGGCCCAAGGTATCCCTTCGTACATCCTTCAGGCCCTTCGGAATCAGCCTGGGACCCTCTCGGCGTACATGGGTGGTGATCCGGGCCAACAAGGGCAACCACAGGCTCCCCAGGGTCCTATGGGTCAAGCAATGGCTCCTCAGGCGCCTCAGGGTCCTATGGGACAGCCTCAGGCTCCCCAAGCTCCCCGTAAGGACATGAACTCGATCTATGACGGCCTGATCAATGGTGGTGCTGCGCTCCTCGGGGCTAGGAACCTGAAGGAAGGCCTAGGTGCTGGTGTGCAAGCCTTCAACCAAGGTTACGACGACCGTACTAACAAGGATCGGGAACTCAATCAGCCCAAGGTCACCCCATTGGCCGACGGTGCCTTCACGCTCCTACAGTTCTCCAACGGGACTCAGAAGGTCGTCAAGAATTCCGAAGTCGCGGGCTACATCAACCAACAGAAGATCGACGCAGCGAAGGCCAAGGGAGACGCAATTGTCCTCCAGGCTCAGGTGAACTCCGCAGTTGCCTCGAACAAGAAGGCGGATGAAGCTTCCCTCACTCACGCAGGTGACGAAGCGCAGACCGCAGGGAACGTTAAGGAACTTCGCGACCTCGCTGGAGAGCTTGGCAAGACCGACACGGCCACTGGTCCCATCGTCGGGTCGCTGCCTAAGGCTGTCCGTGATGTCATTACTCCCGAGGGTGCCTCGCTTCAAGACCGTGCTGAACGCGTGGTCCAAGCGGGTCTCCGAGGTGTCCTTGGATCTCAATACACCGAGAACGAAGGTAAGGCATTCATGGCTCGTGCGTACAACCCGCGTCTCTCTGAAGCTGAAAATGCTCGTCGCCTCTCGCAGGCTGCTGACGAACTTGAACAACTGGCGAAGGACAAGGCAGGTGCTATCGAACACCTCAGAAGCAAGGGGACACTCGATGGTTTCAAGCCGAATACCTCAGCTTCCAGCGGTAACGCACCAGCAATCAACTCTCAAGCGGACTACGCCGCACTACCTTCGGGTTCCCTCTTTAGGGCGCCTGATGGTTCAACTAGAAGGAAACCGTAATGGCTGAATGGTGGGAAGCTGCTCCCAAAGCAAGCACGATTGATATTGCGTCAGATGCTGAAGGTGCTTCCCCCGCAGTCGCGGATCTTGCCCGCAGTGTCTATCATCAGGAGTCCACTGGTGGCAAAAACACCAAGACTTCCAATGCTGGCGCTGTGGGCGGGATGCAAATCCTTCCTGACACGTTCAACGAAGTCGCTGACAAGGGGTGGGACATCAACAACCCGGAGCACAACGCTCGGGCTGGTGTCCGGTACCTCAAGAAACTAAATGATCTGGCTGGTGGGGACCCTAAACTTACCGCTGTGGGCTACTACGGCGGCCCTGGAGCGATAGAAAAGGCCAAGAAGGGTATCGCAGTAAGCGACCCACGGAACCCGGATGCCCCTAATACGCTGCAGTATGGTGATCAGGTGGCAGGAAGGGTCCAAGGTGGTAGTAATTGGTGGGAAGATGCCCCTATTGAAGGACAGAATCCCGCTGCTCCTACGGTTTCCCCTACTAAAGCCCCTTCAGCCACCAAGAAACCCGTAGCTCCTACGGATTCTGCTGCACCCAAGGCTGATGAACCGCATAGTTGGTTGCGTGAGGTCGATGATACGGTTCGGCATATCGCTGATACGGCTACCTTCGGTCTCGCTGACAAGTTCGCTGCCAAGATGGACGAACTGACAGGCCGCACCAAGGGAACCACGTACGACCAGAACCTAGCCAACGAGCGAAAGAAGGACGAAGACGCTTCCACGGGTGCAAAGGTAGCAGGAACGGTCCTTGGCGCCGCTGTACCGGGATTGGGCGTCCTTAAGGCTGCTCAGGCACCCGCTACGGCCTCTCGTGCTCTCCGTGCGCTCTACGGGGCAGGCACGGGGGCTATCGAAGGCGCTGCATCAGGCCTCGGTCACGACGATTCCGACAATCTGGTCGACAAGGTTAAGTCTGCAGGGGTCGGAGCGGGTGTAGGCGCTGCTCTTGGTGGTCCTCTTGCTGCCGTTATGCCAGCCACAATGTCCCAGAAGGTTGCTTCCTACATCAAGAACAACGGTGGAGAGGAGGGCGCTCGTCGGGTCGCTGAGGCTACCAAGGACCTCACAGGTCTCGCTAGTCGAGAAGCTCAGGGCGGAAAGGCTATTGGCGCCAAGCAGGCCAATGCTGTCGGTAATGGCTACGTGGCTCAGGCTATGGATCACATTGCGGACCCTGAGATCCGCACGGCTCTCCAACGTGGCCAAGCACTGAGTGATGAGCAACTCGCGAAACTCCCTCCGGATATTGCTGCAATCATCAACAAGCAGACCACGGTAGGTGCACAAACTGCTGCCAAGCCTGCCTACGACAACATCTTTGCCAAGGTTGGTCGTGCTGCTGCCCGTAACCTGATCCCCATCGAGGCCGTACGTAACCTCGCAGTGAACGCACTCGGTGGTCGTGAGACCCGCGAACAAGCGATCCAGAAGCTCATCAAGCAAGGCCCTGTGGCCGATAAGGTCCTCGAGCAACTCGGGCCGTCCAAGGGTGCCCAGGCACTCAAGGTTCTCCAAGCGAAGTCCGCAGCTACACAGGCTCAGAACGCTTCCCGCGCTGGATTCGGTACAGAGGCCGGGCAGGTACTCGCCAAAGATGCGGAGAATGCCCAGGTAAAAGCCGCAGCAGATGCGGCGAAAGCTGAAGCCGAGAAGATGCAGTCCATGGCGGACCTGAAGGCCAAGGATCCGACGAACGTCCTAGGCCTCGGGAATCCCTTGGGTGCCCCTAGGAACCCTGCAGAGATGAAGGAGTTCTCTTCGACCCTCCGTCACCAGATGGAGAACTCTCCGCAGACCCAAGCTGCTCGTGCTACCCAGGCTGCCGATGAACAAGCTAATGCTGTCGCTCTGGCCCAAAAGGCCCAAGCGTCCCGCAATGCTATGTCCAAGGCAACCCGTATGCCTCTGGGCGGTGGGTACCAACAGTTGCTCCAAGGTGGTGCCTCGGGCCTGAATCTGACCTCGAAGGAAGCCAATCAGGGTCTCCGTGCTCTGTCGAATCACCCGGTACTCGGTCCTCACGCTGAGGAACTCCGTAGGACAGGTCTCATTGGTGACGAGAGTGCCTTCTATGGTGTCCAGAACGGCCTCCGTGGGATGAAGGAACAAGGGTACATCGGCAAGCAGATGCAGGGTCCCCAAGGTGCCCTCTCCAGTGCAACTGAGGCTGTCCGTAATCCTATCGCATATAAAGAGGCCGTACGTCAGGCAGGGTCGGCGTTAGACCGTGCTGTATCCAAGGCCCCTACGGATGAACTGGCAGGATTCGCATCCCAAGTGGCGAACTTGAGGACCACTGCCGCTAAGGAAGCTCTCGTGCAGAGTCGCCTGCAGTCCGCAACCCCTACGGAAGCCAAGTTCATCAAGGAATTGGTGCACCCGCTTACCAAATATGGTCCTAAGAAATGAAAGTAACAGAAATGTTGTCCCTACTCTCGGCGTTTGATGAAGTCTACGCGTCGAGTTTTCTAACTGAAAAGGAAAAGGCAGTCATCGGTACCGAGGTTCTCCTTCGGCTCCCCCATGAAGGCCTCTACCCGTCTGCTGACGCCACCTTGAAAGCGATTCAACGCTCGATTGGTGAACGTGTAACCCAACTGGAGGGAACTCTTGGAGCAGCAACAGAAAAAGCCACGAGCAAACCGACCAAAGGGAACACCAAAGTCAAAGACGCCGGGGTTCGCGGAGTTAGCTAAGACACCCGAGGGACGCGCTCAGATGGCCGAATGGCGCAAGTTGGCCATAGGTAAGGGCGGGCGCCCCAAGGGAGCCACTGACGGCTTCTCTGCATACCGTCGAAAGAAAATGATTGCCAAGGCTGCGGCTGAGGCGAAGGTAATTGTGAAAGCTATGGAAGACAAAGGAATCGTGATCCCGAAGGATGCAGCGGCTCGGGAAGCATTTGAAACCGTGGTCACCGAAATGCGCCGCAAGGATCTTCTGCCCAAGGACAAACTTGCGTTCGCACGCACTGTCCTTGAGTGGTCGATGGCGAAGCCCGCAGCGGAGACCAACCTTAACGTGAAGCGAGCAGAGGATTTCCTCAATGATCTCGCGAATGAAGCAGGAATAAAAGAGTAATGGAACTGGTGAAGTGCGTCAAGTGCGCCGAAGAAAAGCCACGAGACGCCTTCCCACGCTGTGCAGCAAAGCGCAATGGACTGTCTTCGTGGTGCAAGGAATGCACGAATGAGCGGCAACGTAAGCGCTGGACAGACGGGAAAGGTAATAAGGATTCCCGCTGGAAGTCTCGCATCAAACATAGGTACGGCCTCTCGAAAGAGGGCTTCGACAAGCTGTGGGACGCCAATAATGGGCGTTGCCACATTTGCACAACACAACTCACGGTAGAACACTCTGGGTATGCCATCGACCATAACCATGAAACGGGTGAAGTCCGAGGGCTGCTCTGCCCCACGTGTAACTCGGGGCTTGGTCATTTTAAAGACTCCATTGGTGTCTTAGAGGCCGCTATTGAGTACCTCAAGGCAAAAGGGAGCTATGGACAAAGTAACGGAAGTACGGAAGCGCCTCTATGAGGACTTCGCCTTCTATGCGGAGAAGTGTCTAAAGATCCGTACCAAGGAAGGCACCATCGCCCCTCTCGTTCTGAACGCTGCTCAGAAAATCTTTATGAAGAAGGTTATTGACCAGCTTCATTCAACGGGAAAGGTTCGTGTGGTTGTCCTCAAGGGGAGGCAGCAAGGCCTCTCCACCATAATTGAGGGGATTTTGTACTGGTGGGTTTCGCAACATCGCGCCACAAAGGCGATTGTAATGACGCATCTCGGAGAGAGCACCAAGGCTCTTTTTGAGATGACGAAGCGATACCACGAACAGTGCCCAGAAGTATTAAAGCCCCACACAAAGTATTCCTCGCGGAAAGAACTCGCATTCGACCTCCTCGATAGCTCCTACATGGTAGCTACTGCAGGCGGTGAAGGTATTGGTCGCGGTGAAACCATTCAGTTGGCCCACCTGTCCGAAGCTGCCTTCTACCCCCCTGCGACCGCGAAGGACAACATCAACGGCCTCATGCAGGCCATCCCGAATAGCCCGGGCACCTTCGTCTTTGTGGAATCCACGGCGAATGGTATCGGCAACCCTTTTTACGACATTTGGACCAATGCGGTAAACGGTACGAACGAATACGAGGCAGTGTTCATTCCTTGGTTCATCCAAATCGAGTACCGGATGCCCGTGCCCACTGGATTCGAAAGAACCCCTGAGGAAGATGATCTCGTCAAGAAGTATGGCCTGGATGACGAACAATTGATGTTCCGTAGGCGAAAGATTGCCGTCAACGGGGTCGAAATGTTTAACCAGGAATACCCGTGCCACGCTGACGAAGCCTTCTTGACCTCTGGTCGCCCTGTGTTCAACCCTCAGCAACTCCAGGGTCTCATTGAGAAATCCCCTGAGGTGGTCTCCAGGCTCGAGCTAATCAGCGAAGAGTTCGAAGAGGCAGCCCGAGGATCCCTGATGCTCTATAGGCACCACCAGCCCGGTGAGACTTACTACATTGGCGCTGACGTTGCCATGGGTGTCCGAGGTGGCGACTGGTCCGTAGCTCAGATCCTCGACAGCAAGAAACAGCAAGTAGGCGTATATCGGTCTCAGGTTCACCCTGATTACTTTGCGACTGTCCTAGAGAAACTTGGCTACTTCTTCAACACAGCCAAGATCGCAGTGGAAAACAACAACCACGGCATCCTAACTGCAACCCGCCTGGGCAAAGACCTTGCCTACCCCAACCTCTACTTCGAAACGCAAGTGGACAAGCAGACTGAAGCGGAGACTGTGACCTACGGCTTCCGTACTACGGTCAAGACTAAGCCTCTCATTATCGACAAGCTCCGCGCAGCCCTGCGTGAGGACGCCATCACGATCAACGACAAGTTATCCCTCAGGGAGTTGATGACTTATGTGGTCAAAGATGATGGAAAGCTAGAGGCAGAAGCAGGGTGCTTTGATGACTGCGTGATGTCCCTCGCTATCTGTAACTTCATCCACGAAGGCCACTACGTCCCCATCACGGTTACTGACGACTTCTACTTTGAGGCGATATGAAACCCCGCGCCTGCACAACACAACACACGAGTAACCTAAACAATGGCTAAAGCTTCAGACAAGTTCAAGCCGGTATCGAAGGAAGAGTTGGCGGTCCTTGTCGAGAGGCAGATTAAGACCTCGTCGGTCTACTACGACTCCAAGCTTTCCGACGAGCGCCAGAACGTATTGGACTATTACCAGGGTACCAAGCCCGCTCCCTCGCACGCAGGCAATAGTAAGTACGTTTCGATGGATGTCTTCGATTCCGTGGAGTCCCTCAAGGCTGTCCTGCTCGAGACCTTCTCCGCAGGTAACAAGATCGCCTCCTTCGATCCGCAGACGGCTAATGATGTCGATGCGATGA